TAGCTGAATCAAAACAGTAAAAATTCGGCCCCCATTCCGGGGGCCGTTTTTTTGTGCCTTTTTGCGGCACATGCTGTAGAGAGTGGCTAAATAAAAAGCCTTCCCCTTCATTCTCGCGAGGTGGTTGACTATAGAGACAAGCATGCTGCTGTGGATAAGTATATGATTGAGGGCGTCGGCACGATGGGTATCAGTATGAGGGTATAAGGAGTAATGATAGTGCGGATTGGTTGTTAATGAGATTGCAAAAAAACCATCCTTTCAAGATTTCTTGGTTCATATATCCAATACTTGCCTGAAAGGATGGCTTCTATTCACTTTTACACAAATTATTTGGCGTTTGCAACACGGATTTTAGCATCCGTTTGCAGATTCAAAAGCTCTTTTTCTCTTTCCCAATCCCGATCCTCTTTTGCAAGGGCATCGGTACGCTCCTGCTCGGCTCGGGCGGCGGCGTTCCGTTCGCTTTCGACTGCCGCGTTTAGCTTTGCAATAAATTGCAGCTGGTCAGCCGTAAGCGTTCCCACATTGAGACCTAAAACGGCCGCCGCTTCCTCATCCACAACGCCCAGTGCCAGCACCTTGTCCAGCTGATTGGAAAAGCTTGCAGATGCATTCTCCTGCGCCAGTTTTTCACGGGTCAGCGTCGCATCCTGCTCCAGCTCCTTCTGCTTCAGTGCTTCCTCGCGTTTTTGGGCAGCCCGGTTATCCGCCGAATTCTGCACCTCCTGCGCGTATTTCTTCCGGTCAAGCTGCAGGTCCTCCATGCCTTTATACTCCGAAAAAGCATTGTCGGCCAGTGTTCCCAGCAGGGAAAGCGTGTCAAGCTTTGCATTCCGCTCCGCCAGATACCGGGAATAGGCCATCTGCTCGTATTCCGGCACCAGGTCCTGGGCCGCACGCTGCCGCATAATTTCCGCCGTGGATCCGCCCAGTAGTCCCCGTGCATTTGCCGACTGCTTTGCCGCCAGCATGGCCTGGTCCTGGGCCGCTTTGAGGGAAGCATCCTTCTGCGGGTTATAGGAAAACTGCATTTCCGTAAGCTCTGATAAAAGCGACGAGATCATGTCCCGGTATGGGTTTTCATACTGCTTCGGAATAAAGCTTTCTGCGTACCCTTCGTCTATCCAGTAATCATCCCCCACCTTCACAAGACGTTTATCGTTTTTGTTGAGCATCTGTCCGTTTACAATCGGTGCGTCCGCGGCAGAATCGTAGCCCACCGTGGCACCCTTTGCCGCCAGTGTATTCCGGAGCGGTGTGTACCCGGCCGGCCCCCCGGCACCGGAAGCCGCAAGAACGGCACGAATCGAATCCGACCCTGCTTTGTAGGTCCCGTTTTCGGCGGTAAAGCCGGAGGTGTCTAAAGCATAGGTTTTTCCGGCTTTGTCGGTTACGGAGAGGGTCCCGCTGTCCGAGCTTGTACCGTAGCCCCGCTCCTTCAGCCAGTTTTCAACGTTATATTCCATAGGTTTCTCCTTTCTGTGCTGCTGCACATTTTATAAATAGCTGCGTTTTCTTGCTCTGAGTTCAAATTCAAGAGAGGAAATGGTCACATTGCCTGTACCCTCCAGCTTTATCCGCATCTGCGGAGCATCCTGCAGCTGTGGCGGAACAGAAATTGCCGCTGTGCCGCTTTCTGTCACGGTTGCCACTGTCCGGAAGCCCTCGCCGCTTTTCCAGGGACTGAGTGCAACGGTAAACTGTGCCCCTTCTTCCACTTCAGCGGACACGAAAACGCGGTGCCAGTTCTGCCGGAGAGAATTTTCAAAGGTATAGGGTCTGGAAATCCGGCACCAGGATACCTGCTCATTTCCGCTGCCGAAGACATAAACCGTACCGCCTGTATCCACGGCATACAGCTTTCCTTCAAAGAAAGCAAAGGCAAAGAAGGGGGTAGTATCTTCTGTAAACCATTCGCCAAGTCTTGTGTCGTACACGCAAATCCGGGTGCTGCCGTCTGTCTGGGGCAGAGCCAGATAATACCGCTCACCGTCCGACCCCGCCGCAATTTTTTCAGCCTTGTCCCTGTCCAGCCCGTCAATATACTTCTGAATCGGATAGCTGATGCTTCTTGGAATCACACCGCCACCGTAACGGTATACGCCGTCCCGGCCCACAAAATACAGATACCCCCGGACCTCTGTAAGGCTTGCCTGCGAAATACATCCGATGTCACGGCTCATGCAGAGAAGCGAGAAGTTCACCGGGTCTGTGCCATACAGCTCAAACATGGCGTTTTCCTTAAAGTACAGAATATTTCCGTCAAAGGCTGTCAGTCCCCCGGCATAGGCTTCCCGCGTGGTTTCCACCAGCTCCTGTCCCGCGTCGCCCGGGGCAGACCAGTCGTCAACCTTCTCCACTGCACAGTACCGCAGATATTTGTCTTTGTCCGAGGCACAAAACAGATGCCAGGCGTGGTTTGCCAGAAACTTGGCGTTTTCCGGCCCGCCGGAGGTGCCCACGGGTTTAATGCTTGTGCCGTTGTACTTTTTACATTCCGCACCGTCGGCAAATACGGCCCAGTCCATAAAATCCGCTGCGTATACCCGCCCCGAGGATGCGGTAAAAAGGGCCCCGGCATCTGTCCAATTGCTCTTCGACAGGGTGTACAGATGTTTCCCTACCACTGCGGCCAGCGTTGTGCCGAAAATCACACCGAAGTAGCGCACCTCACCGCCGGGTAATGCCGGAATGGCCGCAGTATCCCTGGGCGGACGGGGCGAAAGATGCGGATAGGCGCGGGAGTGGAGGTTTTCCATTTCCATCGCCATGCCCTTCGGGATTTCGGCCGGCGGCAGACCGGTATGAAGCCCGCCGCCGGTTTTTGTTTCGATGTACCGCTTTTTTGCGGACACATCTCTCCATATGCTTTTTCTCATCTTATTTCTCCTTTTACAAACATGGACCCGAAATGCAGGGGGTGGCCCTTTTTATCGGGCCACCGCCCGTGTCACCGGGTATTTTCCATCCTTTTCATACCGCTCCTGCCGTGCCCGGGCCAGCAGCAGATTGTAGCTGACCTTGTAGTTGTTGGCCAGCTCCACATCCTCCCGCGCTTCCGCGATCGTGATGCAAAGGGCCAGCTTCAGCATTTCTGCATAGTCCGGGTCCAGGGCGATTTTCTGCGTGGAAAAGTCGATGCCGGCCGCCGCCGCTTCCGCGGTCGTAAGAAGTCTGTCCGGCCGGGCGAAGTACCACACTGTCACCGTTTCGCCCCATTTCGGGGCGGGGTAGAGGCCGATAAAGCCTTCTGCCGCCTTAAACCAGCTGCCGGGAAGCACGGTATCGCCGATACGCCTTGCGGTCAGTTCTTTTCCGCCGACGACCACAGCACAGATGCCGTCACAGCGGATGTCTCCCGGAAGGGGATAAACCGTCTGGTCTCCCATGGCTGTGAAGGAAAAGCCCTCCCGGAGAGCCAGCACCTTGTAAATGTCCCGGAGTGCCGTGTCCAGCCAGAGAACCAGCGTGTCCTCCTCAAAGGCATTCGGCATACGGGTCTTTACATCCTCCAGAATTCTGCCCAGCGTCATACGCCCCGCCCCCTGAGGTAGCGGACGCATTTTCGCGCCAGCCAGTAGATATTTTCGTCATTTTCCAGTTCCTGCAGCCAGAGAGCCACATCAGAAATGATGCCTCTGTCCGCAAGCTCCCAGACAATATCGTTTACACTTGTCAGTTCTTCCACCTCTGCAATCCTCCTTTTTAGTTTTTTCCATTTTTCCCAGTTGTTTTCTGCCAGGGCTGCCGGGCAAAGCTTTCGTGAAGCATCATAGTGCCGTACAACCTGCATAATACCTGTATCTGCCATCAACTGGCGGATGAACGGCACAACGTGGTCTAAAGCCTTTTCAAAATCGCCGTCGGAATTCACGCAGATTTCCACGCCGATAGAGTTGGCGTTCGTAATGCCGTATTTTCCTTTGCCGTCTCCGCAGTGCCAGGTATAATATTTTTTGTAGTCGTTAATCTGTAAAACGCCGTTGTCGTCCACCACAAAGTCTGCGCTTTGCCCTACGTTTTTACTGTTCCAGTAGTCAAAGTGCGCCCTCGCATCCGCACCGCGCCGGGTGTTGCCCGTGGTGTGAATTACAATGTACCGCGGCTTCTCCGTCCGCGCCGTTCTGTTGTAAGCAATTTGCAGCATTTTCGGTCCTCCGTCCATTTCTTATTTCAAAAATTGTACTTGTCGGTAGGGTTATTGATAACCCCGAATCCGACCAGTACCGCCATGACGAGCTCCACAAATTCGTCAAATCCCGGAATTTCCCATCCGAGCCATTCCTTGGTAACGAACGCTATAAGTGCCGCCACTGCCATCCACAACACCCGGCTTTTAAATCTGTTTTGCATATTCCTGCTCCTTTCGCATCCCCGTACGGACATTTCTTTTTCGGGCGGATGCTATCCGCCCCTACATCCTTGCACGTCTTTCCCCCGTAGGGGCGGCAGGTTGCCGCCCGTTTCCTTTTCTATTCCTTATCGTTTATGTGCAACTCCTCCACTGCAAACTTTTTGATTTCTCCGTTCCCCCCTGCCTCTACGTACTTTTGCCCGGCCAGAATCCGCTCGCCCAGAGGCATGTGCGGGTCCATGACCGTGAGGCGAAGGATGGCCATGTAATTTTCAAAGGTGTGCCTGTGCAAATCCTGCAAATATTTCGGCAGTTTTATGACGGCGGCAAACGCCCTCCAGATTACGGCCAGTGCTCCCAGAGCCGCACCGATTTGAACGATCCATCCTATCTGCTGCATCTCTATACTATCTCATACACACCCGATGGCACATACAGACGCCGGACGAGATTCGTCGTTCCCTCCGGAATCCGGAGTACCTCCATGCCGTGCTTTGAATACCGGGCGATGGAATGGTTGTCCGGAAGCTCCTCATTGATAAGAAGGGCCGTGCCTTGGCCTGCATCCAATGTCCGGTCACCATTTGCGCGGACCATAATCAGCCTCTGTGTATTGGAAGAGGTCTGCATCATTGCGTGCAGCCGGTTGTCATAGTCCACGGAAAGGCCGCGAAGCCGGTAGGTGGAATCGTTACAATACCAGACGCGTATTCCCGTTTCGTCCCCGTCCAGCGCGTACCGCCAGAAGCCGGGACGGGAAAAAGCATAAATGAAGTTTCCGCGGATTTCCAGGTCCTGATGAATGTAAATATCGCTGTTGGAGGACATTTTTCCGTATTTTCCGGTTATTTCTCCGCTGGTATTTAAACGGACAATGTTGTACGGCAGCGCATAAAGCGTGCCGGTCACACCCAGACCGTGGCCGGTGCAAAGCACCGGGGCCAGATATAGCTGTCCGTCCTCGCCCAGCACGGCGTTACGGAAGCGGAAATCATAGGGTGTGTCATTGTGTGATTGTGTGCAGTACGTGCTGGTTTCCCCGTGCATGGCAAAACGGTATACCCACTGACTTTCGGAATTGGTATTAAACCGTTCTACATACATGGTTGTATACGTTGTTTTACGGTTTGCATAGTACAGGACAAAGAGACCTTTTGTATCCATAAAAATACTTCGGACACCGCCTGCGGCCTCGGTGGACAGCGTCAGCGTCATATGGTTTTGGACGAGTGCACCCGAGAAGTCGGACTTGTGGATGGCCAGTGTCGTGGGGTCTGTCAGCTCCGCGAAGTACACATAAGGCGGCCTGTAGAAATAACAGCAGCTGTTTTCCGTACCCACATAATTTGCGATAGTGACTGCCCCGTTCAAGGCATTGATGGAGTGATAACAAACCGCGCGCTTGCCGCTCGTGTTCGTATATTCCACAAACATAAGACCGCGGGCCTGGTCGCCGTACGCCGAATGAATCTCTGTCGCGTTTTTCGCAAGAATGGTTTCGCCCCGGTTTACATAGGTCATTTTCTTCTGACAGAGAGTAAGGGGACTGGTTTTCAGGACAAGAGAGGAGGTGTCTACCTGGAGAGAGGTTTCATCCACCACGGTAATGGCATTCAGCTTCGCCTTCTCCGCATCGGTAAAGTCGTTTTGGGAAAGCCCTTTCCCCGCTTCCTTTTCCACCTTTCTGGCGAGGATATTTCGCACACCGGACGCCAGTTTGCTTTCGGAAACAGCCCCTTCGGCCAGGGCACCGCTATTCACGGCACCCTGGGCGATTTTTTCTGTCGTTACGGAGCTGGAGGCCAGCTTACCGGCAGTTATGGCACTGTCTGCCAGCTTGGAGGTTGTTACGGAGCCTTCTGCCATTTTTTCTGTGGTTACGGCACCGTCTGCAAGCTTTTCGGTTTTCACAGAACTGTCCGCCAGCTTCTCTGCTGTTACACTTCCGTTCGGATGGTCCAGCTCGGCCTGAGCCTTGTGGGAGCGGAAGTCAGCGTCTGTGGCCTGCAGGTCGTTTGTCACGTTGCCGAGACCGACCTGCGTTTTAGTTACCGCATGGGGATTTTGTCTGTTTGCCATGTGGTTTTCTGTGGAGGGTGCCAGTTCCAAAAACTGCTCTACACCCTCCGTTAATGCTTCTGATACACGCATAAATCCACTTCCTTTCTGTTTTTTTAAGCCGCAATGCCGTTAGAACCGACCAGGCCGCGCCAATCCACATACCCGGTGTCAAAACGGCAGTAGCCGTAGAAACGGTAGTCCATCTTGTTATCAATCTTCTCACTGTCAAAGACAGGCTTTTCGCGCCACAGGAACATAAGGTTGTCCATGCTGCCGTCCTGTACAAACCAGGGCTTTGCGGTGCTTTCGCTGTCGTAAAGATAATCCCAGACGGTGATGTCGAGGTGCGGCACGGTATTTTTGTCGTTGTTGTTTGTACCGGCCTGCAGTGTGGAGCCGATAAGAGCGCGGGCCGTAAACTCCCAGTCGGGGTGTACAATCAACCTGTCAGCATGGGCCGCCACCAGTACGCCCGCCTCGTCCTTCTGGAGGCGCATCATGGTCAGAGCTTCCTTGAGCGTTTCGTCCGAAAGGGCACCGGAGACCAGGTTAGAGCAGGTTTCCGTGCTGTTTACCAGGGGATGATTTGCCGAAAACAGCGGTACGCCGTCGTAGCCGTTTTCAGTAAAGCCCTTCAGTACCACATCTGCCGCCTGCGATTCCTCCGTTGCCTGGAGACCGCCGCCCAGCTTGGAGGCACTGCCGCCCCGGCCGTGACCGCGCATTACGTTGTACAGGTCATCCTGCACCAGCTCCCAGGTCACCTCATACGCCTTGTCGAAGCGGCGGGCGGTGAAGGTTGCCACCTCTCCCTGCAAAAGGTCTGCCTGATTAAAGTTGTTGCCCTCGGTGTTTTCCTCCCACTTGCCGAATGCGCCGAGATGGGGGAAGGTTTCCTCCTTTGCGTGCATATCGTCTACTTTGAAGATGTCCGTATACTGCTTCTTTTTCTTATTGTAGCTGTCAAAAAACACCTTTCTGTGTACCGGCGTCAGAAGCGCCGCAAAATTATTTCGTTCCAGTTTTGTTGCCATAGTGAATCATCCTTTCTTTTAATATGAAAATTTATACTTTGCGTATTCCGCCGGTGTCATCCCGGCACGGGCCGCCGCCCATTTTTCAGCGTCGGAAAGCTGGAAGTGTCCGGCTTTGTCACCTGCATCGCCGCCGGCAAGGGCCGGGATGTGCTTCGACTTCTTTTCTGCCGCACTTTTTTCTGCCTCCAGCTTCTCCCGGAGTCTGCGGTACCGTTCCTCGGCAAAGAGGGCGTTATAGGCCTCTCTGGGGCTGGTGCCGGTGCGGAAGATAAAGGCTTCGATGGCGGACTTGCGCCCCTCCACGTCGTCATAAAGCGGGTTTGCCTTCATTTCGGCATAAGCCGCCTCTCTGGCCGCCTTTGCTTCAGCTTCCCGCAGTGCACGCACCTTTTCCTGCTGGGAGAGGAACATTTTTGCACTGGTCTCGTCAAAGCCGTAGGTCCGTACCAGCTTTTGCATTTCTGCCTTGTCAATCATGTCGGCGAGAGCCGTCAGACTTCCCGCGCCCATGTCGTCCATCAGGCGGCGCAAAAGTGCGCACATGGCTTCCTTCTCCATGTCTTTTTCTTCAGAAACCGCTGCTTCTGTGGTTTCCGGCTGTTCTTCACCGGAAAACAGGTCCTCCAGTGCTTCGTTTTGCGTCCATTTAGACGCCGGTGTCATTTCTGCCCGCTTTTTTTCGTCTCCGGGCACGGGACGTTTCTTGTTCTTTGCCATGTTTTTCCTCCTTTTTTACTTATACAATTCCTTTGCCGCATACTCTCCCACCGTCACCGGCATGGGGCCTCTGTGGCCGCAATAGGGACAGTGGCCG